AAGTTATGATCGACCTCGTTCCCTGCCACACTTCAGACCAACATCCGTGGTTTCAAGAATCCAGATCTTCACGCGACAACCCCAAGCGAGATTACTATGTTTGGCGCGACGGAAAAGATAATAGCAAGCCTAACAATTGGCGAAGTTTGTCTGGCGGCAATTCGTGGGAATTTGACGAGCTCACCGGGCAATTTTACCTGCATTCGTTCCTGAAAACACAGCCAGATCTGAATTGGGATAATCCTGAAGTGCGCACCGAAATAAAAAACATAGTGCGATTTTGGTTTAATGTGGGCGTTGATGGAATGCGCGTCGATGCAATTTGGGGAATTTCCAAAGATCCTGATCTCAAAGACGACTCTCCAAATCCTGATTTTTATGGCAATCCAAACGATTACGGAGCGTTTATCCACGACCAATGTAAAATGGGACCGCATTTTCAGGAATATTTGCAAGAATTGGCGTCAGTCTGCGACGAATATGACGATAAGCAAATGGTGTTTGAATTCTACCCTGATGATAAGCTGGGTGATATTTATCATCAATACAGCCAAATCCTGACAGCCCACCCAAAAGCCTCGGCGTTTTTTATGGAATATCGCGACAACGAATGGCACGCTAAAAATATTGAGAAAAAAATCGATAACTATCTACAATCAGCGAGCTCAACCACACCATTTTTCTGCATCGGAAATCACGATCAGCCGCGAGTCGCCTCCAGATTGGGCGAAGAACGCGCCCGCGCTCTCAGCTTCTTAAATCTCCTCACTCCAGGAATCAGTGTAGTATATTACGGCGACGAAATTGGCATGATGAATGGAGAATTGACCGCTGATGACATTCAAGATAATTTTAGCCCCGCCAATTCTGTTGTTGATAGCCGAGACTTGGAGCGCACGCCAATGCAGTGGAATGATTCGCAATTTGCGGGCTTTTCAAGTGCAAAACCTTGGCTTCCTATTAATGATAATCACATGAAGATTAACGTTGATAGCGAAAAAATCACAAACAATTCCCTGCTTAATATGCACCGAAAATTATTAAAATTGCGCCAAACCTTCCCAATTCTTAAAAATGGCAATTTGAGCACCGTACAAAACACTGGCAACGGATTTATTCTCGGATTAAAAAGAGAGCTGGCTGGTCAACGTGCTTACATTTTCATCAATTTCGCAGACGCGCCACAGAACTTCTCCATTCCAGAAAACGCCAAGATCATTACCTCGACTCACTCTGTCAATTTAATTACCGCAGAAAATCTCCAAATGACAATTCCAGGATATTGCGGAGTTTTACTTATTGTCCAGTAACCCAGCTTTCTGGGAATAGTTCACCTTGCGTTGCATGTTCTCTAAGATTCAGCTCAGTCGCATCCACTGCAGTTCTACCCATACATTTAATAGTCCCAATAGACTCCGAAAGGTCGTTTTCGTTTTCCTCTGCAAGTTTTTCGTAATACTCAGCCTTTCGTTCTACATCCTCACTCACCTCATCGCGCGGGCTATACTCATTTGCTCTGTTCGAGCCACACTCATCTATATTTGTCCCGTTCGGACCATACACTATCAAACAACGGCGTTTTTCATCCCGTCCAGTTAATTCACCTTTAATTATAAGCAGTCAGAATCAAATCTCCGTCGACATACTCGCCTAAAAATACATCTCCGTAGGATTCTAAGCCTCGTTTTTTAAGCTTGCCAAGCAACCACTTTTCGTCTTTTCCGATTACTTCCAAAATATCAGCTTGCAATTGACCGTCTGTTATTAACGGGAATTTCGGATTTTCCTCGCCTTTGTGAGAAATAATGAGCTCACCATCCTGTTCAACAACAGCTCTTTTCACGTCTTTCGTCGAGTAAACATTATGGGTTCGAAGCTTGAAAGAAACATCATGAGCACTTAAGCCGACCTTCTCACAATTTTCGATATTTATCTTCCCATTGTCTATAATTATCAAAGCTTTACCGTCAATCAGCTGTTTAGCCTTAACGCTATGTTTCTTTATCCACTTCAGCGTCAACACCAATACACACCATATACACAAAATCCCAACATAGTCCAAAATCTTAATATCATTGTTATAAATAACGCCACCAATAATACCACCAAGTACGTAATTCTGAACTTGATCACTAGCAGAAGATGGCGCCAAATTACCTTTTCCTGTAACGTTAATTATTATCGTCAGCGCAAAAAATCCGATCAATAATTTTATTGCTACTAAAATAAATTCATTCATAATTTACCTACTTTTTTCTATTAAAAACGCTCTGATATTTATCAGAACGCTCATCAAACTTATTTCAATCGTAGGAACTTGGTGAGGTGCGCCTCCCCATAACTACGACTGTCCACCACAACAATCTATAATTAGTGGAACAGTATGACTCTCGATCTTTGTTTGGTAGAGAGCCTTTGAAATTATTGGTGTAAAGTTACTTGGAAAGTGTAGGCCTTTCTCAACTGTCCCCAGTATAGCAAAAATGACTAAATATGTCAATAGCCTTGAGCGTGATCCATTGCTTTATAGAACTGACTCTCTGCTAGATCATCTTTAATTTGTAGGTATATCTGGACCGTGGATAGATCGCGATGGCCAAGTAATTTTTGTATTGTCATAAGATCACAACCAGCTATTAGTAGACGCACTGCAAAACTATGTCTTAATTGATGAGGTGTTATATGAATATCTGCATATTTCTTAAATGCTTGTTGGATCCACACTCTAGCTGTTTTATCGTTTGTATTGAATAGAGGACCAGATAATCGGTTGTAGTCTGTCGCGAATTCATCTATCTTATCTTTTAATCGTTTAGTTAGGAATACAGTACGATCCTTAGAGCCTTTACCTTTTACGTATAAGTTCAATCCATCTATATCTCTATAGCTAACATTGGCAATCTCTGAAATGCGTAGCCCAGTGTCGTATGCAAAATCTATTAGCATGTTTATATGTCGCTCTTTCGCGTTATTTGACGTCCTGTTGAGTACTAGTTGTATAACATGATGTTGTATATATCTTGGTCGTGGTTTAGCGTTCTTACGTGACTTAATAAGCTCAGAATTAATACAGTTTAGATTCATATGCTCATTACACCATTTGAAGAATGCTTTTATTACTCGCTTTGTTGAGTTTGTGGTTGAAGCTGCATGAGTTTTTCTGTATTCATAAAAATAAAAATCGAGCCATCTAAGCGACAGCTCGGTTATATTGGTTTTGTGTAATTCGTCACAGAAATTAACAAATTGTTTAAGACGTACCACTCTAGTAGCTACTGTAGCTGGTGACATATCTTCGACTATTGCTGAATAATGGATAAACTGAAACGCTAGCTCTCTGATGTTCTCTGTCTGATATTCTACGTCTAGTACTTCATCTATTTTCTGTAATTCACTTATTACAGTAGCTCTTGATGTTGTGATTGATAGAATTGGTGCGGTCATTCTTCTCTCCTTAGAGTGACTTAGGTTTAATTTGTAACCTTTACGCCCCAATTGTTCTATTTTACAGATTTTTTAAGTCAATGTAATGCTTTTCATGACATTTATGACATCCTTTAACTATAAAATACGGTGAAGTTGGACCGCTATATTTACGTATTTGACCCTTCATAACAGTAGCAAAATGATCAATCTTGATAATCTGTTTATATGTCTTCCATTCATGATCACAGCCATTTTTATTCTTACGTAATAGTCTAAGCTGTTCTCGATCTGCTTTAGCCTTATTAATCCGTTCAATAAGTTTACGCCTAGCCTCTTTAGTGTCAAAACTCATACGCCTGCCTTTTTACATAAATACGTAAATAATCGTCCTGGAGTTTGTTTTGCTTCTAGTGCAGTTTCCGCTAATTGCCAAACTGTAGCTTCTGGTAATTTCCAAAATACTTTACAGTAAAATGCGAAGTATTGTTCATTCCCGAACATCTGGCATAATCTAGTCGCCATATTCTCTATTTGCTTAGATTTAGTATACTTATCACGACTAATATTAGTATTAGAATTAGAATTATAGTTTCTATGAAACTTTTTTGCATTAGCATTAGAATTAATATTAGTGGTTTTCACCTCTGTTAACCCTCCAAATTTTGAGCCAACAGCTAACTAGCACCATTACTAGCTCTGGCGTTTTACATTTCCGAGGAGTTTTCCACAAGTCCGTAGTGCTAAGGGCTTGACAGAAAAATCCTATTTTTTAGTATTTCAGGGCAAAATAAAGCGGCCCCAATCGAAAGAAAACCTTTTTTCAATCGATAGAGGCCGGCAATCTGAAATTGATACTTCTATCCTAGCAAATATTTTACGTTCAGTCAACTGTTCGGGATTTCCGAACTGTTCAGTTGTTCGGGATTTCCGAACTACTCAATTTTTTTCTCTCCTCGTATTTTTCTTTTAGCATCGCGACAACCGCGCCGATGACTGGCATCAATCGGCTAATAGCTGCGGCAATAACTGCAATAACTGCTGAGAATACCGTATGTCCTGTTAGCGCGTCCAAACTTGCGATAAACTTACCAAACTCAGGGCTGCTGTATAGCACTGTGAATGCTCCCATTGCTCCCAATAGTCCTTGAAAAAAGGTTCGCACGGCTCGACCGTTTTTAGTGTCTGGACTGAATAATAATTTAATCTTTTCCATATTTCCTCCTTATTTCTTAAACTTAAAAATGCTCATTAGAAAATCGATAATCTTCTCTAATAGACTTTTATTCTTAGCGACGTCTTGACTTAATTTAGCGATAGACCTCATAACGTCTTCGTTCGTAGGTTGTGGTGCTACAATCTCTAGTTTTTTGTCTGTTTCACTCTTCACGAGAGGCGTAACTACTACAGGGCGCTTCTCTGGTCGTGGTGTGCCTGCGTCTCCATTCGCTAATTCACGTACTCGCTCCGCCAATACCCAAATCCCGTCATCTGCCATTTTTAGCTGTAGGTAGCGTTTGTTATTCTCGGTAGTTTCGTCTAGCACTTCTGTACCGCCGACAATTCGGAAGTAATCACCTGTATTTATCTCTCCGTCCAGTAGATAGCCATCTTTATCTGTTCTCACTGCTACAGAGACAGGTACGCCGTTGTCTCCCCAATCGAACTCATCAATTAGTCGGTTACATCTAATTTGTCGTAAATCGAATACAGTTGCTACTTCATCTGCATAATAAACTTCAGGAAGTGCTACACGTTTAGCTTCTTTTGGTTTGCCAACGTACCTGTAAAATGCGTATGGCGGATATCCTGACGCGCTCCAGAGCCAATCGTGGTTGTCTATCACAATACCCGCTTGATAGCGACAGTTGATTACGTTATCTGTGTCGACAAACATTCCTGTGTGTCCTAATGCACCTCCAGAGTTTCCTCGAATACCCCAAATAAAAATATCTCCTCGTTGTGTATCTGCCTCGCCGTTTGCGTCCCCAGGCAATCGCACCCAGCCGTTCTTTTCTAGAGCGTCGAATAGTGTGTCTGTATTCCCTATCCAGTAGCTAGCAGGCAAAAGACCTGCTTCTTTTAGAGCGTGATATACAGAGCTTGAGCAGTCGTATGAATCTGGACCATTCCGATTCTCCATTGAATAAGAAACCCGACCTTTACGTGCGTAAAACCAAGCTAGTGCTTTTTCTATCATTTTGTTACCTCCTTTACTTTTTCTATTACTTCAACGGGTGTTCTATCTTGAATAAAATGGGTAAATTGAGTAAGCAAAAAGAGTCCTACTGCACCTATAAGCACAGTTAGACCTGTGTATTTGATGATTACGCCTACGAATTTCTTTTCGCCAGTAACGATAGCTTTTATGAAGACGTTGCCATCTAGTGTATCGTTATGGTATTGAATTGCTTTGATATTCTTTTCAATATCATTTATTTTTCCATCTACATATTTATTTCGCTCTATATATACAGACTCACTTACTAACCCGTCTAGTTTGGCTAATATTTGAGCTAATGATGGTTCTGCTACTTTTTCATTGAACACCTCTAGTTTGACTAGGCGTTCACTTAGGTCTGTGTTTGATCCTGGCATATAAAAAACGGAAGCCTTTCGTCTTTATACGTGCTTCCGTTTCTTGAGATCACACTGGTTAATTTATAGTACTATTTTACCATTTATACATTGGTCAGACAAGATAGATTCTACGACCATATTGTCTTATAAAAATAACGATTCGAATAAAACTGTAACAGGTAATATAATCATTCAATCTGGCTGGGTTTATTTTCTAGGAAACGGTGGAAAGCAACAGTCTGTCCAAGTTACTTTTCCTAAGAAATTTAAGGAGGTGTATGCGGTTATTCCTACCCTAATTGGATATACATTCAAAACGCCGACCTCGCCTGCAAGTTTCGACCAGAAAATTGGTGCTGGTACAAACATAGAATGTGGAGCATTTAATCAGACAGGTACTACTATCACAGCCTCAACCTCAGGCATTTTTGGTGGTGCTAACCACGGCATCTCTTGGATTGCAGTAGGTACTGTCTAATTACTTAACATACTCTAACACAATACTAACTTCTGAATTTCCCCAAGCATAACTGCCAGAAATAGTAATATTCGTTTGATCAATTGAGGTAACACCTGATTGGTGTGTGCCTTCAATGTATGGCAACGCTTGCTTGATAGGGTTATTATTAAGACTGCCAGATAGTCGCATATTTCCATAGTAGCGTATGAGCTCCCAGGCGCTTGTTAGACCTTGAATACCATGTGGCAAGTTTGACGTATTAAAACCACCTGTCATATTCACAGTGCCACGCACGACTTTACGATAAATAGGGCGACCATCAATCCATTTTTGACCAGTGTCCTGTTCAGTAGTCTTGTATTTATTGTCTGGCATTGTCGTAAAGTCTATCTTGTCGGCTGTAATAGACTTCTCTTTGATTGATTCAGCAACAATACTGTCTTTGGCTATATTATCAGCCCCTACAGCACCTCTTTTTAGAGAACCGTCGCTGTTATGAGATTCTAGAATTGCCTCGGCTAGGTCTTGCGCCCAGCTGGCAGTAGGACCAGCTTGAACAATATCTCCAACTAAGTTGCCATCATCTATTGCGTTATTCTGGATTTGTAAACTAATAATCTGACCAGTAGCCTTATTTGCCATACCCTTCCAGTCTCTCTGACTACCTGGGACTACTTTACCTGTTGAGTCTACCCTATATGTCATAAAGTGCACAGCAGTATCTTCAGTCCAACCAGTCAAACTATCTACAGATAGAGTGTCAGAGTTTGCAGGTCGTGGGGTAACTACTCGTGCTACGTTAGGATTGCTACCGTCTTTTACTTTTGTAATTTTGTCACTAACACTTGCCATTTTATTATTCCTCCTTTAGCTTTGGTCTTTCGTGCCAATATTTACGTATTCAAATACCACTCTTGATATGCTGTAACTTACGCCAGGGTCTGATGAACTCCAGCCGTATTGCACCCAGTGAGCGTCTTCATCCACTTCTAGCTCCACCTCTTCGCTAGCAGAGTTAAAGGTTTCAGGTACACCCTTCACCTCACTCCATCCGATAGAGCTCCAACCAACGCCTGGCTCGCTCCATCCAGTACGACTTGAAGACGCTCCGAAAAATCTTGTCTCCGTAAACGTCTGTAATCCGTCTTCTGTTTTAATAGTGGCGGTAAGATTAATACGTCCCTGAGGTCTGAGTAGTACAAATACCACCTTCAATACACGCGCCCAATCCCTTCCAGTCTCTTCAAATCGCAATTGACCGCTTTGTGCGCTAGTGTTAAACGGCTTTCCATCGTCGACTGTAGTTGCACCCTTAGATAGCTCAACTATCTTGTTCCCTTGAACTATTAAGAAGTGAGTTATACCTGAGTTATCGTTGTATAATGTCATCCAGTCAGCACGAATACTCCACGGTTTCATCCATGCACCTCTTCGATCGGTGTCATAAATCCATATCTGGTTATTGTAATCAGCGGCAACAGGTAACGCCCAATAGACACGACCTTCAAATGCCAACCCTACGGCTTTTTCTATAGCTTTACTGTTTAGGTTGCTAATAGCGTCTTGAATAGTGTTAGTAATTCGTCTTGTAGATAGGACGTTCTGTAATTGCGGTAGAGTTCCTGTAGTATTAAATCCACCACGGCTTGGATATAGTAGGTCGTTATTGTAAATGACTACAGCGTCAGGGCTATCTGTACCGTCGGCGCCAGTATCTTCTTGTACTTGCCAGACTGTAATAGTATCTTCACCATAAGTAATGTTTGTTGGTGTAATATAGAATCGTTTACCAGTACCGTTTGTACCGTTTGCTAGGACCGTTACTTTAGGGTCGCCTTTACCATCTCGATATGGTCGTACTGCAAATGGTACTTCCTTGGTACCATTCCCCACGGGTGTATATCCACCACCATATCCAGGTGAGAAGTCTAGCTCATGACCATAATCACCACCACGCCATACATAGAATTGGTTATCTTTATCGCCAGTCATCCATATACGGCCATTAACTACATCGGCTCGTGTTGCTTTTGGACCAGCCGTGTTATTGTCTTTTGGTAGAGGCACTGACATGTCTAGGCTACGTGATCCATTGTCTACAAATACTGTCTGATCCATTGGCAGTGCGGCAGCTAGACGATATAATGTAGGCTCTCCACCACCGTCAACACCAACACCACAGTAAATATTCCATGACTTAGCTTCTGTACTGTCTGGACGTTTGACCGATAGGTTATGTTTTTCACCATTCCACATATCTCGGTCTGTAGAGATTGCTTGAGATAATAGAGGCGATCCTGCGGTTTCACCAACAGTAGAGTTAAAAGTAACTGCATAAAACACCTTAAATCCTGTACCAGTTAGCCCTACGTTTTTATCTAGTATTGGCTTTGCTGGGTCTGATATTTTCTGAAATGCTACTATCTTCTTTGTCGGTATATCCAAGTAGCTAAGAGTATCTTCTCCATTCATAACTAGAAGGTTGTTGCGTATCTGCTTGAAATGACCGCGGGCGGATTCGTGATATTCTTTACCTTCTACAACTTGCCAGGCTGTGTCTTCACCTTTAGCTATACATAGCTTTGTTTTGCCATTTATTCTTTGAAGACAAGCTAGCCAGTTTACAGATCCGTCTTTTGTAGTGCTACGAAATTCAGCCAATTCACCTAAGACTGTTCCTAACGGCTGAGGACCATATTTAGCAGTACCATGTCGCACGGTAATGACAGAGTCCTGATCCAATATCATATTCTCAGACGACCTTAGACCTCTTAGCGGTGAGCGACCATCATCAAATGCAGTAACCACGCCGTTTGTCCAATCCTCAACCGACAGTCGCTGTATTTTTGGTGCTTTAGTATTGCTAGGGGGTTTTAGCATATGTCAGACACTCCTGGAATCATACTTAGAGGTGCATATCTAGCTTGACTAGCATTATTCTCTACCATTTTTTCCATTAGCTGGTTGGCTTCATTGATGAGATTGCCGTATTGGTTCTGTAAAAGAATGTCGTTGCGAGCATATTCAGCCGCACACATCACCACTAGCCACATTGGATTGTCTACTGGGACCATATCGCTTGGGCTCGATAGTAGTGGGGCGTGTAAATATACAGGTATTGTTATTTGCCCTCCAAGTACTGGGTCGTCACTTCGTATAGGATCAATAAATACTAGTTTATTACCAGAGATAGTGCAGCAGTCTTGTCCCTTATACATTCCTGCTTGCTCTGGTGGTACTGTAGTGTATTCTTTAATCTGATTGTCTTTTTTGACCTTTATGGTGTCGCCGTATACGTTGCTTACCTTGGCAACCTTAGTAAAGTCAATTTCATATTCCTGATTCGTCGATAGTGTTCCGATATTGTAATTAGGGTCATATAAAGACTGCCAATCAACATTAGGTTCACTTTGCCATACAGGGATATATATGTTAGCAATACCTAGTATTTTCTGGTATTTCTTGTCTGTTTCTGGTAGGTTGCGCACCTTACCAGTAGCTTTCAGCATAACTGCCGATATAAGTTGCGTAGTGTTCATGGCGTTTTTCCTAAATTAAAAACACGGAGCCGGCTTATTATTGCCAGACGCTCCGTGTTCTTTAGGTCACGCTGTTTTCTGCTTATATTATATCATAATTATCACTATTATGCTTTCTTAATGCGGATTCGCGTGTTTTTGCTGGTGCTTGCACCATTCCACTTTTTTAATGTATTAGTTATCTGTTTTTGAGTGTTAGTCTTGCTTATTAGGTTTTGTCCGATTTGGTTTATACTTGTGTTTTTTGCGGATGATTCGTTAGCTTTTGGTGCAGAAGATGTTAGACCCATACTCTTAGTGACTGCAGAAGCTAGTGGAGACGCGCTACCGCCGCCGCTTGACCTACCACCTCTTCGTCCTCTACCCCTTCCACCGCCTGAGCGTCCAGAGCCACCTGAGGTATCTTTGGTTATCTTATTGCCGTCAGTGTCAAACTGAGTAGCGTTAAGGGCGCGTGCTTCCTGCTTAGTGATGTAACCTTCAGCGCGTAGCTTGTTGATTACACCATTTTTAGCAAACATTTGTCCTGTAATACTCTTTCGTCGACCATTGGCTAGTTCTTGTATTAGATCCTCGTGTGATGATTCTTGAGCCTTTTGACGCCAGTAATTATCCATCAGACTTACTTCGTTATGAGATGTCATAGCGCCGTACTCAATTTGATCCTTTGTATATCCAGATTCTTTGTAGTAGCGCTCTTTTACCCAGTCTGGTAAGTCTTTGTATTTACCAGTCATCATATTGACGGCAGTTTTAGCTTTATCTACCTTTTCTGTACCGTTCTGTAGTTTATTTAATGTTGCATTGAATGAAGTAAACTCTTTTTTAATAGTTGATGTTTTATCAATGTCATACGCCTTCATCCAGTTGCGATATGCTTCATCACCTTGTCCTTGAGATTGAGCAAGCTTTTTGTATACACCTTTTTCTACGTTACCGTTCTTATTTACTAGCAATCCGTCTTGGAATGTATAGTCGCCCTTCTTTAGTTTCTTCTTAATTGAAGCGGCTTCTTTCTTGCTTAGTCCTTGTAGGTCTATTTGATTATCTGTTGCTTGTTTTTGTTGTGGATTATTGTTGGTTGGCATGTTTATTTGCATACCATTAGATGCGTTAGCGACTAGACCGCCAGTCTTAAATAGATTGACCCACGAACTCTTTCCTTCTTCTACTTGCACTGGTATTAGTGCATTTTTACCGAATAGAGCGCCTTGTACCAGATTGAACGGATTGTCTTTTTCAAACTCAACCTTTGTCTCACCATTGCCATCTTTTACTTCGCCAGAGTGAGCTGCCGCAATACCCTGAATGGTTTTCTTTATTTGGCTACCTGCTGGTAATTGACCTAGGATGTTGTACATAGCGTCTTTAGTTTTTGCCTCTGCCTTATCGTCATCACCATCTTCACGCGCTTTAGCTGCCTCATCCAATTTACCCTTAGCGTCAATCAATTTACGAGGTAAATCAACAACTGGTATTGTACCGTCGTAACGTCCTAAGTTACTCTCTTTGCCGAATAGCTTCTTGCGATCGTCTTTTGTTGTTGCGGCATTAACCATAGCTGTAGCTATAGGTGCGGCTGTAACTGCCTGGCCAGCTACTTTTTGGATTGTACGCTCTAGCTTAGCTTGTACTGAATTGTCTTTATCGTCATCATCGCCACCACTTAGCCAGTCGCCTACAATCTCGATTAGTGTACCTAATGGGTCAACCCCTGGCTTATTTCCAGTTAGCGCTTCTATCGCACTATATGCAATTGCCGTATTAACAGCAAGTGCCACCCTTTGTTTATTAGACATCTGGTTCCATACATAACGGTTCTGTTGTGTAACTTCTCGCGTGAACTGTAAGAATGATGCGGGCAATAGTCTATTATATGCTCGTGGGGTGCTTATCTGATCGCGTAAGGTTACAGTGTCATTAATGAATCGTTCTGCGTATCTAACTGCATCTGCGTCGCTTAGTCCATTATTGATTGCCTGATTATATTTAGCTAAGAAGGTGTATTCAATAACGCCTCTTTCAACTACTTCCATAGGAATACCAGCAGTTTTCATAGTTTTTTCAAACTTGGTGTCATCCGTCAGATTGTCGTCTGCGTACCTTATGGCTAGAGCATCAGACTTTTGTAGTATAGCTTTACGGTTTTTTAGCTTGAATGCCTGTATCAATGCTTTCGGGTTGGTTGTAGAGAATAGAGCGGGTAGTGATGCCGTTTGAGCTACCACTGAATTCATATTGCCGACAATCTTAGATAGTGCCGCCTGCTTCATCAATGCCCTACCAGTTGCATCTGCGAATTTTCGCATTTTACTTGGCTCTGTATCATTTACGACTCGTTGGAATGGGTCTGTCTTTCCAGCTAGTCGGTTTGCATGTTCTTGAACAAATCCGACAAATTGAGTCAGTCCGTTTGCACTATCAGACATCAGCTTCATAAAGTTTACGTCATTAAGCATCTTATCTAGACTTTCAGACATATTGTTGGTGGTTTCTTTTAGACCATTTATATCTTTTGCGTCTAGTTTCTCTACACCAAACTTGTCAGCTTTTCTAGCCAGACGACTAAGTTCTTGTATACCGTCTATCTTTCGACCAATTGCACGCTCTAGTCCGTATAGTTTATTTCTTACTTGCGTTAGCTCTTCAGCATTAACATTGCCAGAAGCAGCCGAATTATACAGGGCGTCTACTCTGTCAGCTAGCTTTTGTATACCGCTAGTACCCTTACCTGCAAATTCTTGTCGTGCTTCGCTAGCTGCACGCACCGCTACTTCCAGCGAGCGGTTCATTGTAATAGCATCTGTCATATGAATGTTATGCAGGGCTATCTTGCTGTATTCCATTAGTGGCGTAAATGGATCTGTTGGCTTTACGTCACCTACACGTTGCATGGCGAATTGATTAAACTTTTGACTTGGCTTGAATAGTCCTGTACGACCCGCCAGTTTAGACGGCAGTGATTGACGAGATTCAATAGCCACATCTCCGCCAGATAATAGATTCTTAGCGCCGCCATACATAGCCGCGATAGATCCCTTGCCAGCCTGCATTTCTCCTAGGTGCGTAATATAATCTTTACGCTCCATAATTGGGTCTTTACCTAACTCTACCCTCTTTTCGTTTTGACGGGCTAGTAAGTTCTTGTATACAGCACGTAAGAAGCTATTGTATTGATCCAGAGCTTCAGAGGCACTCTTTCCGTAAACTTCTTCAAATACTTTCAAGCGTTCATCATATGATGGTGATTTTTCGCCACGTTTTGGTCGCGATGGTTCAATTACATATACGGCGTCTTGTAGCATTTGGCGCTTTAGTGGACCGTGTTTTTTAGCTTGTTTTAGCAAGTTTTTACGATAATCTTTTATCTGTTCACCGATAGCGTTGCCTTCTTTTACTGCGGCGGCGTTAGCTTGACGAGGTGTTTCAGACATAATATTCAGTAACGCCTCTTTGGTTTTATTACCGCCCTTCTTAAAGTAATCAAGGCTATTGCTTCGCCTTAATGAGCCTGTTATACGGTCTATTATTCCTTCAGTAGTCCATGTTTGACCTGCACCAAAGCGCATTTCTTTAATTTTACTGAAGTCAACATCACGCATATTCAGGTTCATCTTCTTTTTACCTGCATATATAGTTACATTGCCATCAGGTGTCATCTCAATGTAATTACCTAGAATTTGACCAGTTTCTGCGTCCACTACTCTACCAGATTCTATATAGTGCTTGTCTGGATCGAATGTAACTAGTTTATCGCTTGGACGATATGCCTTTTTATCTCCAGTTTGCATATAACCATCAAAAGCACTCACTAGTTCAGCATTTACACCCTTAGAGTTTTCTCTCCATATGTACTGAATAGCTAGACCGTCATCAAATGCACGCTTAGCTTCATCATTAACTGCCTTGTCTGATCTAATATCGTCTATGAATTTCTTCTGTAGTGGTGAAGTTACTCTTGGTGCTTCAGCGCCTGTTCGTTGCCATTTACCAAAGATGTTTCTGTATTCATAGAATGAATGGTATGCACCCTTCTCGTCCTTATAAATCATCTGGCGTGTATTGTGGGTAGCTGTATTTGCAGTAGTTGTAGGTGCTGGGACCGCATGTTCCGCTCCAGGTAGTTTAATCTTTTCTTTTACTTCTGGTGCTATTTCGTCTATTGGACGTAATCGTCCATTTTCATCTAACATACTACCAGCGCGGGCGTTGGTATTTAGTAGCGCCCTTTCTCCAGTAATGTCATAGCCCTTTTGCTCGGCTAGTTTAGCAAATTGTTTTGCAACAGCTTTTTCATCAATACCAGTAGCTACACTAGCATTATGTACTATATCTGCTATTTTATGCCTTGGACCTTCATCTAATCCTCTATTCAGTATTTCTCCTAGTGCCTGTTGCTTTTCAATTCGCTCTTTTTCCGCCTTAGCTTCTTCTATTTTCTTTTGCTTCTCAGCCTCTATCTTAGCCTCTTCAGCATGTCGCTCTTCTATCATCTTCTGGGCTTCTTTAATGACGTCTGGATCTCTACGCCATTCTGCCAATAGGGTCTTTCTCTCTCTTTCTGCGCGTCGTGCTTCAGCTACTCGCTTAATTTCATCGATAAATGCGTCGATATCGTCATATCCCATCTCCTGAGCAACCGTATCGATATCTCGCTTACCAGTACGGCGTTTATAGTTAGACGGTAGATCTCCAGCCAACTCCTTTCCTAGGTGGTGTCGTAGGTCGTCTACATGCATGCGTGGGATACTCCACGTCAATCCATGACTTCCGAGGATATTTGTGTCATTATGTTCTAGGAATAGATTCTGGTCTATATTCTCATATATAAACTCATCTATAGCATCTCTTAGCTCCCTAGTCATCTTAGGTTTAGGGTTAGCTTCCATCTCATTAATAGTTTCTTGAAGAGGGTGCTGATAGCGGTTGTCCGTATTGACATCTTGAGCATTGTTTGTTATAGTGAAGTTGTTAACATCCCCTCCCCTTAAGAGGTTCATCCTCTGAGGGGATGTTTCTTTTATAGATGATATATCGTATAGGGTTTTATTACCGTTGTTCCAGTTCTCTATATTAACCCTCACTGTAAATTGTCTATCACCAATCTTTACAGCGACATCACCGTATGTGTACGAAGCAACATTAGGTTTTTGCGCCTTCTTCAAATTAGGCGCGTGTTTAATACGTGTCATTGAACTCATCAATTCATCAATTTGATGCGCAACAGTTGCCTTGGTTCTGTAATCCCCATGACCCATAGTAGACTGCTGATGAGATATTTCGTTCTTGCTTCGAGCTGTAACTTTTGCTACCCCTCCAGTGTCACCAATTGGATAGGTATTACCTTGAAATCTCTCCTTGATAACTTCACGCACCTTGCGCGGGATATCTCTTGCGGGTATTCCTTCTAGTGGATTCCCTTCAATTTCTACTAGCTTTCCGTTTGGTGTTTCATGAATTTTGTAGGATGCCTCGCTGTTTAGTTGGTTAGCACCCCTTGCTAACTTATTCCCGACCACCACATTTCTGAACTTCCCCGTCTCCATTTGAGCGTAGAATTGCTTAATGGCGTCTTGTTTACCAACAAGTCCCATAACAGCTTCAGTAATTCGGTCATATATTGCTAGGATCTTTTGAGGAATACCTAATCTAGTACCTAGACGTACTTTATCTTCGCCATTTAGTCTTCCGTTGTAGTAATCACTGAATCCGTCGGCTAGTTGTTCTTCTGCTAGTAGGTTCAGGTCATTTCCATATTGACTGCCGTATTTGTTTATTAAATAGTCATCTCCATAAGATTCACGGATAGAGTTTAATAGGTCTTGTTTGTTCTCTACACGGGTAAGTAATTTATGTCCTAATTCGTGGTTTAGGGTGTCTTCTGTAAGCTTGTTTAGATTGATTTGGTCAGTCTTTGGATCGTAGTAACCTAATGCTCTCTTCTGCATTTCATTTTGCCACTCATTAAAGACAAGGTTTTCATCACCTGTTAGTTGTAGGTGGCGTGCTAGTAGTTCTTTTGATTGTTGAACTTCCTGCATTTTAGCCTCTGCCTGACGCTTATACCGCATATCTGGGCTGTCTGTTGGACTTAGGTTATCAGTGTATTTAGTTTGGTTTGGGCTAAAAGTAATTGCCATATCATCCATAATCACACCATCTTTGCCAGTGGTGTCTTTGATGTCTTGAGCATATTTTTTCCATTGACCATTGTCAGTAATATCCCACAATAAGTCCATATCGTTATCGTACATATCATAATCTTCACGATATGCTGGCTCGCCGTTATTTACCCGTCTATGTAGGGCGTCATATTGTTCAAATGAGACAGTTTTTTGGTTATTAGTTATTGGGGAGGTAATGTTCGCATATATTTCTTTTAGATTGACTCCGTAGCCATTAGCCATATCTTTGTCGTATGCTAAATAATTACCCTCGCCCCACCTATTTCGTGTGCTACTTGATGAGCCGGCTAATGGGCTAAATTGGTCGAACTCACCATTTGTGCCGTGATATACAGTCTTAAGATTGCCATTTTCATCTCGGATCTTAGAGTCCTTGAAGAACGTTTCTTGTTCTGGGCTTAGTTTATATTTCAATCCGTTCTCATCTACCTCACCGATATGATCTCTAGCATATATAGCCTGCTCTTGAGCTTTACGTAGGTTAATCATGGCTGGAGCATTTTCACTCATTCCTTGGCCACGTAAATATTCTTCACGTTGTCGTAGACGTGTTATATGTTCGTTGTATGCTCTAACTTGTGCTTCATGCTCTGGATTAAGCTTGTATTTCATGTCTGGGCTAGCTAAGTTCTGTACGTCTTTTGTAGCTTGTTCTATCAGATAGTTTTCTAGTATTCCTGTTGTTTGTTGACGTGTGGCAACAGCATTTACATCACCGTGCTGAATATCTGACATATTCTGGGTAACGGCTTGTTTTAGTGCTGGGCTAGCGTTAGGTATAGTGTTTTCTACTGCTGGGGCTACATCCACCGACTGGATTGGGTGTAATTGATTGTTTCGGCTATTGGTTGCATTTACTTCTGCGGCTTGTTTTAGTGAGGTATTGTCTGATGATTGACGTGCTTGACGTTGAGCTATAGCCTCTTTTTCTAGTTTTCCAGTAGCTTCATTTTGATTCATTCGTGCAGTCATTGCACTTGATGGCTGGTTGCCAGTCTGTCGCATAGCACCAAAATTAGCCATTCCAGCTGGACCGCCAAGGACCGCGCCCATAAGACCGCTCTTAAGAACGCCTTCTTCATATTTACGGTTAGGATCGTATGTATGCTTAGCAATTGCATTCTCTGCAAATTGTTGGGCGGCTTCTTCCGAACCTTCTGCTATAGCACCTGTTATAAACTTAGTCAGACCTTTTTTGCCAATAGGTGATAAGACCTTGTCTAGCCCAAGCTTCTCTATTCCCGCCTGAACTGCCGCGTTACCATACGCATATGGCAACATCTCACGCGTACTCTTACCCTTAGCGTTTGCATTAGTAATAAAGTCCGCCGCATTTTCTACAAACTGACGTGCTACAGGTACAGCACCGCCAGTGGCTACACCTGTACCTATATCTTGCGCCAATCGTTGGGCGCTTTGACCCGCCTCGTAAGCCGTTGCAACATCCGTGTCATTCTTCTTGAATACGCCTAGGTCTCGATCGTATTGAGCATTACGTTGCTTACCTTGTTCTACAATATATTTTCGTATTCTGTCATATGACTCATCACCAGTAATGCCATACATGGCGTCTGCGACAGCTAGAGATAGTTTATCGCCTGAATCACCAACTGTACGGCCAGCACCGTCAATAGCACCTTTAGTGAAGCTGACCACTGAACGTACTGGTAAAGTAGCCAGTCCTGCCATCTGTGCAATATTGCTATCACGTCTAGCTTTGTCTTCTGATAAATAAGCTCTGTTCTCTGCGTCAATACGTACTTGGCGGTTCTTAGCGATTTCTGGCTCGCTAACACCCCTTGCTCGCATAATGTTGTCTAGTTTGTCGTTGCGTGCTGCCTGCTCCGCCTTATATTTGTCACTCTCTTGTTTTGCTATATCTAGGGCGCGGGTTAAGCTGTCCTGATTTTGGGTAAATAAAGGATTTCTTCCAGGATTAGCAAAACTTGGGGCTATTTGTGGTCTATTCTGCTGTTGGGGTTGTTGAATAGCTACTGGTGCTGGCTTTGGTTGTTGCTGTTGGACCTGAGTTTTAAGTACCTGAGTAGGATTGTTTATGACATTCTGGATTTGGATCTGCTTGTTTTCTTTGTTTACCCAGTCTTGTTGTCCTTGAGGGGTTAGTACTTTAGGGGCGTCATTGACAGTCTTTTCTGGGATTAATGGCTTTGGCTGGTTGTTTTGGTTTAGCTGTTGTGTTGCTTGATTAGCCTGTTGAAGGGGATTAGGATTTACTTTTTGCTGAGCCTGGCTGAATATATTAGTACCACCACCCAACCCAGGTGTATTTACACCAGATAGACCATTTAGTCTGTTAATGTTAGGTTGCTGTACCTGCTGTAATGGCTGAGGGCGTGGTTGAACTGGCGCTTGAACTTGTTGCTCTTTACGTCGACGTTCGTCATCGCTTACCCAACCCTTACCGCTGAAAAAGTTGCCTACTCTCTGGAAAAAGTCCATTATCTCTAATCCCCTCCTAATTTATTTACAGGTATTGATTCTGACGTTTACGCTCGTCTTCTTGTTTTAGACGTGTATTGTAGATATTTAGCGTTGGGTCACTACCTGCTGCTTGTGGATCTGAAACACCAACTGCTGTATCACCTTCTACCTTGTAGCTGTCTAGGTCTTTTGCGTTGTACTGGACCTTATTACCGCTGTATGTGTTTTGCTGACGTCCTAGGTTGTCAATTTCGCTTGATAGAGCGTTTGCTCGTCCAAGATCTGCACGTGCGGCATTAGCGCCATTAGCACCTTGTGCGGCGGCTTTCTGGCTCTTCATCTGAGCTAATTGAGTTAATAGGTTCTGACGTGTAGTTTGAGATGACTGACGTGCGGCATTATCTTCGTTTGCTTTCCAGTCGTTAAGCTTTTTGTCTTCATCCGCGTAATCATTCTTAAACTGACCCCATGTGGTGTCGATTTGCTTTTGGTTCTGTGCGTAAGTCTGTCCTGCGCCTGTTCGTTGCTGGTTAGCTTGGTTCTGAACTGCGCGACCTGCTAATTGCATGTCTGAACCTACTGCACCCATACTTCCTAATGAGCGCAATAAGCCACGTAAGCCAACTGCTGAGCGATCGTTAATGTTATTGATGTTAGTACGTCGCTGTTGTTGGTTCTGGCGTGTCTGGTCGTTAAATTGACCTTCTGCACGGTTCCATGAACTCTTTAATTCGTTCTTCTTGGTGTTGTACTGGTTGTTGATATTGCCTAAGCGTACACCTAATTGGTTGTCTATACGTCCTAGTCCATGCTCTAGCTGACCAATACCTTGGTCATATTCTGCCAACTGAGCGGCACTGGCACGGTTACCACCGCCCATTCCGCCACCGCCGCCGCCTCTGCCTCCGCCGAGGTCGAGGTTGAGGTTCGCGCCACCCTGTTTTTGACTATTTCGCCAGTTAGCATATGAATTCATCCACCACGGATTTACTGAACGGTTGAGGGATGATGCAGTGTAGCCATTAGACTTTTGCTCTCCGACAGTTTGACCTCTATTATTAGTGCCATTACCCATTAGGAAGTAGCCGTTAAGTCCGCCGTCATCTCCAGTAACATTTAGTAGGGCTTGAGCTTCTGCTCGTTTGGTTGCTGACGGGTGATTGTTTGCGTGATATTGAAGGTACTGACGATATGATTCATTTCCTTGCATAAGAAAAACACTCCTTTTTTGTAACTTGGAGTGTTATTGACAAATCTGATGATTTCAGTTATACTGTCGGCGTGAAGAAAACTGAATTTATTCTTGCCGTTTTTGCTAGCATCGCAGTAGTCGTTGGTGCAGGTGCTGCTTATTTCTTTGTTACTCAACGTAATGCAGAAATGACAAAGACAACCCCTGTTGTAGAATCGCCTTCATCTCAAAATCCTAACAAATTATCTAATAGCAAAAAGATAGAACCACCGACAGAGCTGTCAATATTGAACGCTGTCAATATTGAACGAGCCAAAGTCGGCGTTGCACCGTTAAAGCTGCACCCAAACTTATCTAAGACCGCTCAAATGAAAGCCGACGACATGATCGCGAGGAATTATCGCGGACACTACATGCCAGACACAAACCAACCGCTTACAGAAGAAATGAAGAGTCTTCAAGTTGCCGCTTGCATAAGCTCTAGCGAAAACTTGACTTGGAACGATAGCGGAACAGATACAAAGCAATCTATAGATTGGTGGCTTAGCTCACCGCCACACAAAGCCGCCATGCTAGACCCTAAGTATACCTACACCGGTATCGGCGTAGGTGATGGTAGGGTTGTAGTGCAGCATTTTTGTGTAGCACGCTAGAATAACGCTATATACAAAAGAAATATAGACACTGCAATAATGCCAATAAGGGACAGGACCATCCCATAGGTATATTGCATAAAATGGCGAATGGTAAATTCTATCCATTCCCCATTACCAGTTGCATCATCTGCTAAGTATCCATACTTTTTGAGCCTATAAAATGCTTTTTCTGGTGCTGAATAGCTACATACAAGTGTATATATTACCGTAGCAATAACTAAAGTAAATGGAATAGTAACAAACTCCGTTGGAATACTACTTATACATTTTTGACCAAGCAAAATGAATGCCGGTATGGAAAAGGTACTAGCAGCCAACTGACACAGAGCGCTCCATGAAAACATCTTTATAGCAACATCGTTATCATCAACTCCATATGGCGATGCCAGCGTATATAGCCACATTATTTGTTTCCAGGTTATGACTGAATATACAGAAATAAATGCAGCGGTGCCGTAGAAAAGCCACACGTGCCAATCACTCATATAGCCACTCGCTTACTCCACCGTGGTGTGAGCAAGCCCCTCTTCCAGTGGCGTGTGATTGCCAACCGTCACGACAGATTGCTCCGACACGATAGCGTGATTGCTGTTGTACTGGTTGCGGTGCAGGTTTAGGTGTACGGACGATAACGTGGTTTACAGGTTGAGTTATAACCTCCACCTTATCTTCATACCCTGGCTTGCTTGGTTTACAAATCTTCTTACTACCAGCTACACCTTGTTGCTTTATCGTTTCAGTGTAGCCATATTGACCTGTTTCACCTTCGTACTGTGTTTCAAACGGTATTTCTTCCGTTCTACAGTCTGAATATGTTACAGGTTGTACTACTGGCGCTATAGTCTGCTGTGGCTGACTATTATTTGCAGCTCCAGCCATACCTGCTACTGCAGCTACGCCAATAACAGCACCAACAGTGCTTTTGATGATTTTGTCCTTAGATACCATTTTAGTAAAGCCTCCCATTTACTTACTAAAGTACCTATAGTATACACACAAATCCCAAATCTCTCAACAACACTCCAAATTGTAAAAATACTATTAAATTGGATAAGAGCTATCGTCTGTTGTCTGGTCACCAAGAGGGCCTAATTCTTCGCTCCATACTGACTTGGGCGGCTTCGTATTTATCTCAAACGATCACCTCAGATTGCTACTTATACAACGCTGCGACGCACGCTTCCTTCTTTTTTGGATGACAACGCGCTCTCGTTTTTTAGAGTCACACTTCGTGCTTAATTGTAAGGTTATTATAGCACAATCTAGAGGTTAGGGCTATCAATTTTAGGTGTACTCTGGTTTTCAATGCGGCGCTGTATTTTTTCAGTATCTTCAGCTGCTGGAAAATCCTCTGGGTTCATACCTTGCTGATTGCGAATAGTCGTTCTAACTGCGTCATTATTATCATTATTATCATGAAGTATAGAGTCGTATGATGATATTCCGTAGTTTTCTATATTGGCTGCAGTCATCTCGTTTGCTAATGTTTTACCGGCTAGTACAACATTATGGGCTTTATTTGCCCAAGGCTTGCTTCCAGTGTTTAGTTTCCTTTTCATCTGCTTATTAGTTTTGCCGCCGAAGAAAGACTTATCGCCATCGCTTTTTATTATAGCTAACCCTCTTGGACTAATACCCGCCTCCATTATACTAGAAGATAGCCTCTTGTCTGATTCAGAAAATTCACGTCGGCGTGCAAGTCTATCCATATCTTGATGGTATTTCTCAGCAATTTCTTGTTTGCGCGTTTGTGTTGCAAAATAGTTCTGGGCTTCCGCAATCCTAGGTTTTTTGGTTGGATTACCGTTCTGAGCAATAACATAACATGCATATCGCGTTAGTTTAACGTCTTTTATACTCCTAGAGGTCGCGTTGTTGTATCCAAGCGATACCATTTTGAGGACTTCCTCAAAATGGTTTTCCACAGGCAGTCCAGCTTTTGTTACAGATATTTTAGACCTCTGTACAACATCGTTGAATGTTCTCCAGTTAGTATATCCAAGGGCTTCGCCAAGCTCCCTAGCATACCAGAACTCACCTTGCTCATCTTCATGCTTGATAGACTCAAAAATGCTATCACTTTGTTTGATTTTTAGCTCACTTGTCATACTTTGATTATATCAAAAAGTAAAAAGCTGCCGGATAGCTAAATCAAGCAGCTTAATTTCGATTCGGATTTTACTAATTATTTATATCCCTTTCGCCGTGAGTATTCGTGTATTTCTTCGGTTATTCTCTCTACGGCGTCATCATCGTCTGCAATGTTGGCTCGGATTAGCCTACGACGTAATTCGGTGAGTTTTTTATCTTTTAGCTGGCGTAATATCTTGTTGAATGTGTCGTGGGCTAATCTGCGCTCGTGACGGGACTTAAGAGGGTCATTAAACACCTTATGTAATCTAGTTAGATCGCCCTCTCTCGTCCAGTCCATAGCCTATTAAGCTCCAATCCAAGGATCAGTGACTTCAACCTCTGGGTCTTTGTCATCCCCTGACGGTACTGCCTCTTCAATGACTGCAATAACCTTCTGCATATTGTCGTCGTTTGTGTTGCCATAAAATTTCTTAGCAACTTCTAGGTGACTTAATCCACTGTTGTATGCTTCGATGATATCTTCCTTAGATACGCTACGGCTTACGATTTCACCGCTAGTTGCAGTTTCTTTTGCATTAGCGATAATCTTCTCAGCCTCTTTTTTAGCGTTGGCGATAATCTCTTCGGCTGTAAGCGCGGTTGTATTTTTCTCTGCCATTTTATCGTTTCCCTTCTTTGGTCGTAAGGGGCAGTGTTTAACCACCCCTTACTGCTATTAAATACTAGTCTTTAGCACCAGTCTTAACGTTGATAATCCACTTTGGATCAAGGATTGCCGACGCAAATGCCTCAGCCTTCCAACCAATGGTCATAAACTGGTTGAGTGGGTTAGATGTATCACCCTTGTCTGACTGCTTGATGATGATTTTCTTCAACCCGCTACCAGCTAAGTCGACAACGCCGAATGCCTCTTGACCGTGAATGAAGTTTGAGTAGACAGTCGTTGTACTTGCCTCATCCTTCTGGTTGCTTGATGCTTCGATAAAGCGGACTTTATGCAAGCGACCTAGTTCACCCTTGTATAGTTCTGCACGGCCAGTGTACTTCTGAGCGTCAATCCAAGCTGAATCGCCAGTAATGTTGTATGCAGTATCTGGACCAACCTTACCAATGAAGAATCCGTCTGCATATGGGATTGCGTTGTTTTTCTTCAATGTACGTACGGCCTTGCGGATTTCTGCTACCGTCAGGATATCGTCAGCAGTAATGCCGTTCAATGCAGTTTTCTTATTTGCAAATTGTACTGTTGCACCCTGATGCAATACATCACGGACCAATGCGTCGATTGTTTCACCTGCATTTTGACCCATAGTTTCAATCGTCTCTTTCATCTCGCGATCGATTGAAGTGTTGTACAGCATGCTTGAGATTTTAGTCCACTTACCGTAGCCACGTAGAGTAGCAACGACTTTGTTGCTTCGGATAGCTTCGTCTTGTGGGTTTTCACCTTCTGTCAATGGCGTTGTAGCCAAGCCAAATGGTGATCGTTTTGTAAAGGTAACCGTTGTACCAGAGTTTTTTCCTAGAGTTTTCTTTTTAGCACCTTCTAGGTGAATTGTGCGGGCTTCGCTTCGCTCCAAGAATTTTTCCTCCAGGTATTGGATCATCTCGGCAGAAAGCGTTGCGGTTGTGTTTGTTGCCATGTTATTAACCTTTCTTAAATATCATGTCCTTGTCGACGGAGATATTCTTCCTTCTCTTCTGTAGTAAGCTTGGCGAATGGTTTAACGATCCTAGTGCCGCCTCCACGGAAATCACCAGCGTCATTAATCACAGCGCGTTGCTTAGGTGCTTCACCGTCTTTGTGGAATGACTTATATAATTGATATACATCTGTCTTTGAGCCAATGACATCGCCGTTTTGGTCGTAAACAAGTACACTTTGCAGATACCCGTTTACGGCGTTATCAAGATGTTCATCGTATTGATCAGATTCTGGATCAAACTCTGGGAAATCCCTGAGTGCCATATCTGCCTTATATGACAAATCACTTCTTGACGCTTCGACTTGGGCTTTATAAGCCGCCTGCTCCTGAGCTTGTTGCATATTATCTAGTCGCTGTTGCAACTGTAGGTTCTGCAATATCGCCTTAGCTTCAAATTCTGTGAAGAAGTCACCAGTCTCTGGGTTCTCCATCTCCATAATCTGTTCTATTGTTGGCAATTGTTGTGGCTGTGGCTGTACAGGTTGAAATGTTCTTTCGTTCTGCGCGTCAAGCTCCAATTGCTGGCGATAAGCTCTAGTTTCGTTCCGTTTAGCAACTAATTCGCGAATGACTCGGTTATCCTCCTCTAAGTCGCGTTCTAGTTGCTCACGGCGCGCCTCTTTGCCCCGTTTCGGCTTCCTGTCTTCGTCTGACTCATCATCAGAATCAGCATCTTTGCTTTCTTCCTTAGACTTATCGACTTTGACGTGTACCACCTCGCCGCTATCTGAGATAACTGCTTTGGTTTCTGGCTCTGAAGAAGCCTCAGAGTTTTGTGTTTCAGCTGGCGCCGACTCAGCGTGGGTAGACTCTTGCTCTACCTCTGTATTAACGACTTCTTGGTTTTCTGCGTCTGACGGCACAGTACCCCTCCTTCTCATTAGATTGTTTAAGCGTCGATTGCAGGTGACGAACCTGGGTTGCGTGAGATGCGCTCCTTTGGTTAGCCAATAGCGAGGATAGCTAACCAAAGCAGAGTACCTTACTATGCCGCTTGGTCAATTACACTCTCTAAGAAGCTCCTTTCCTCTCTTAAAATCTCTACAATACGTTTGTTTGCCGATATATAAATAGCTAGTTTCTCTTTATCTGTAATTACTTCTTCTGGTATAGCGTCAGTAGACTTGTAGAAGGTAATGCGCTCGTCCCAACGGTCAAGCACCTTTTGCAACTTATTCATATCTTGCTTAATAGCATTGATCTCGGCTTGCTTAGCCTCCTCTACCCGCCTGTCTTCTTCTTCATTTGGCTGGTAATATTCTGTACTGCGTGGATATAGATTCTCGTCCATTACTCACCCTCCTTTTGGATAACTCCCATAATCGATGCGATTATTTCCTCTTCTGTAAATCCTTTCTGGATCATGCTTGGTACTTCAGCAATTAGGTTTTCTGGTGTGCCTATCTGTCGTAATTCATCTACAATACTTGGCTCTATGTCTTCTTGTGGCTCTACTGGGACTTCAGCAACCTGAGCCTCGTCTTCTGCGGGCTGTTCCATATCGGCTGTAGCTGTTTCATCGGTAGCAGGGACCGCGGCTTGGGTTTGCGCCTCCTGCATTTCTTTCATTTCTTCTTCTGTAACCTTTAGCTCGTCCAATCCATCAATGCCAGAGTTAGCAACAATAGCGTTCCATGCGGCTAATTTCTTATCTACTGGTACTACTTGGTTCAGTGATTGGCTAGAATCTAGCGTCTGAATCAATGTCTTCAGAGAATCTAGCTGTGCCGCTTCGCTGTTTACTTTCGTTGTTGACGCGTCAATCTTAAACTTCAGTACGCCCTTAGCTTTTGAAAAGTCTATAGTTGCCTTATTATCGTCATCTAGGACTACACCATCTAGTACATGACCTTTTGCTTCTAGGTCTCGCAATCTCTGTGCAGTGTCTGTGTCTAGCTGGATTATTTCTACACCTTCACGCTCTGCAAAATACAAGTTAATAGCCGTTTCGCTCCACTCCTCAAAGAATGCTTCGAATCCTTTACGCAATGCATTGTCGTCAATAGACAATTGAGCTTGTTGAGTCTTGAGCGCCTGTGGCGTTTTACCGAACCCTGGATTGCCAACCTCTGCGCTAATTGAAGTGTCTGGACTATTGACCAGGTTGAGCATTTGAGACTTCTGCAAGCCGTATAAGTTCGGGTAGTCGCGGATTGCTGAAGTATCTACAGACATCGCTTCAATACGTACATTCGGGTTCTTGATCTTGTTAAGTCCGTTTGGCTTAAATTCAAGAGTTCGCTCGTTTACGTCTCCGTATACGTTAATAGTTGGACGTAATGCGGCGGCGCGGTTGTATTGATAAGCCTGCATATCGCTATCGATCAGGTTCTGTAGAGGACCAATTAGCTCTAAGACGCTACGACCCAGAGGATTGACCCCATCGGCGTCATAAAAATACCAATTTAAGGGTATCTTAGCCCTTGGGTCTTTATTTTTCTTACGTCGTACAATCTTTTTAGTGGCTGGGTTGAAGGTAAAGAAGGTTGCGTTATGACCAATTTGAAAACCAGTTATAATTTCAATACCTGATGGATCAAGTGAGTACTGTTGCTCTGCTTCACTCTGGTCTTTAGAGTCTTTAGTAACGATAGCTTCTTTTATTTCTTCTAGTGCCTTCAAATCCCAAGTTGGTTCGTATAGTGCGCCCTTTGTTTTGGCAGTGCGGCGTCGTTCTTTTTCGGCATCGATAAGCTTGTCTACGTCAGTCTTTTGCCACCACGTGCGTACAAATAAATAGTCGCTGTCGCTAGCAGATCTTTTGCCAGGTTGAATAAATACATCACGCCATGAGACTATTAAATAGTCTGGAAGTAGCTCGTCATCGTTGTAAGCTACTGGCGTAAAGACACACTGCGACCCAAACGACTCACCATTTTCAATAGTTATCCACACTTTATGGATCAGGTCGTATTCGGCGTTGGCGTTAGGTAGGATTTTTTCTAAGTAAACAAATTCAGCAATTATCGGCCATGGACTGTATTCGTCAGAAGTAGAGACTACGCCAGTCGGCAATTGTTGGACGGCGCGACGTGCAGACTTAATGATAATTGAAGCCGCTGTACCGTCTGTAGTTTTAGGAAACGCTTTAGGTATTTTAGCGTGTGGCTTATTTCTGGCAAGACGGGAATATTCCTCAAAAGGCTGCGTTAGTTTTTCTGTATAGTCTTTTGAGGCGCTACATAGATCTAAGATGTTTTCTTCTGTTAAAAAAGAGAAAGCCACTGATTACTCCAAAGATTACTGTTGTTTCAGTAAACTCTGGTTTGTTTCAGTGGTTTACGCTTGTATTATATCACATTTTTAATCAGTTGTGAAAATAATCATTTTACCTGCTTAATTTTGGTATATTCAAATACGACGTCGAATGATCCTTTGTATGATATTCTAGCGCGTCCATCGTAACGGATCGACGGATTGATAAGGCTGTCGTCGTTTTCAATCCTTAGCGTCAACTCGTCAACTTTATCGCGTGCTTCTGCCATGGACGTAACTCGAAAACGTTCTTCATAGTGTAGCTTAGTTGCTATAACAGTGTGATTTTGATAACTGTTTTCAACTACTACAGACGTCTTATCGTCTAGCTGCTGCTGTTCTTTGACTTTTCCAAATTCTGGCACAAATTTTTTCATATTCCCCCTAATTAATTCCACATTGCTGTTAAGTCGCTATCTGCTAATGATTGATTGTATGAGGCTGAGCCTACGTCATCTTCTGGTCGCTGAGCTAGCTGTACTTGATATGCTAGAGAGTCGCTCGCGTCGTCATTAGTTGCTTTAGGAAACATGCTTAGTTCAAGCTCTAAGTCTTTACATAAGTTAGCGTCGCCATGTCTTATATGATAAATTCCTCCGCGTTCATATCGTGGCACTAGTGCTTCAATTCTCAATGCTTTGCTGTGTCCGCCGTGCTTCAATAATTCAACGTCTAGATAAACTCCGCGGCGCATCATCTCTTCATCCCAAACGGATTTCAGGGCTTGAGTAAACTGGTTGTCTTCAATTCCGATCTTGTGTAGGTTGTATCTCTTCCAGTTTGTAAACATGAGGTCGACAAGATCAGTCGCGGATAGTTTTGTGCGATAGCATATTACATTCCATTTGCCTTCGCGGTCGATAAAATTAAGGGTTACACCAATGTAGTCAGTGCCTTGCTTTACGTCGTCTTTACCTCGTGGGTCAATCGTCATAACGTTGTAGGTGTCAAGCTGTAAGACATTGCTGAACTCGCGGTATTTGTACCATGCTTGCTTAAACTTGCGATTCTCTTCATCGATAGGATTCTGCTGATATAGTGCTGAGAATTCATAACTACCCATCTCTGCGCGTTTTTTTAATAACTTCTCAATTGAGAACTTCTCTGGCCATAAAGCCTCACCAGTTTTGCGGTGCGCGTCATCTTCAGTAGCGATAGCTTTATATTCGATTATCTTCCAGTCATCGTATGCTTCACCTCTAGCCTTAGCTTCTCGTGATGCTTTGAGAACTCGGCCTGCTAGGTCGTCGTCGTGCCAACGTGTAAGAATAAATACGATCATTGAGTTGCCTTCCTCACGTGTTGAGAAGGTTGACTTATACCAGCCGTCGCGGGCTTCGCGGATTACAGGGCTATCTGCTTCTTCACGGTTCTTGAATGGATCGTCGATAATACCAATTTTGAATCCACGACCTGTCAATGCACCGCCAACACCAACGGCGGTGTAGCCGCCACCCTCTTTTGTAATCCAGCGACCTTTTGCTCTAGCGTCTGCTCGCAAGCGTGTAGAAAACATCTTGTTGTAAGTAGCGGATTGCATTATATCCCTAGTCTTTTGACCAAAATCTGACGCAAGCTCCGCAGAGTAAGATGAGACTACAATAGGAATGTTTGGGCTTTTTCCTAGTACCCAAGACGGAAACTTCTGCGTGGCTGTATCGCTTTTGCCGTGACGCGGCGGCATGAAAATCATTAATCGGACATCTTCACCTGCAAGCAACCGACGATATCCTTGCTCTAACTCCTTAGCAATCTCAGCATGAAACCACTCCAGTTGGTACTTTGGGTCTATAGCAATGCAGTACTCGGCAAAGGAGCCGTTATCTGCAATTTCTCTAAGAATCCCGACGGTCTGCTCTGGCTTTAAGTAGTTGCTCTGCTTGCTTTGCACTTAGAGCTACTCCTATGTCATTACCGTTTGTAGTCATATCCAACTTGTCGCCGTAAACTTTTGGATTCATCTTAGACATCAGCCACTTACGCGTGTCGATTCTTAAACGTGACCTCTGAACATTCTCGCTATTGAATATATATCCATCGCCTTCCAACTTCTCCATATAGTCGTTAGTAGCGTTATCTGCAATATCAATAATCTCTTCAGCTTGTGCGTATGATCGTTCTTCACATGCATGCGCGTATTGCTCACGAAACTTATCATTTTCTCGTAACCATCGAAAAAGTGTCTGCATAGAGACCATATCTTTTTCTTTGCATATAGATCGTACCGAATAGCCTTCTGCTATTTTCTGACATATTCTATCTGCTAGCTTATCAGAGTATTTTGTAGGACGCCCGTTCTTTTTAGGTGTTTTTGTAGGCGGCTTTTTAGAAGACTTAGGCTTGCTTTTGGCTGCAGTTTTGGACATAACCAACATCCTCGCTAGTCGCCCGCGTCTTGTGAGTTAATTAAATTATATCATATTTACGGATCCGATAGAAATCTTCAAAAGTCGCTAGTTGTGAGATACAATCCGCCTTGAAAGGGCGGATTATCTTTTAGTAAAGATTGAGACTTTTATATAATTCTACAATCGCTCGCTTTAGATCGTAGTTACTCATGTTTTCAATATCAGACCGACCACCCAACTCTATGTATATGTTTCTCAAATTTGATAGTCCTTTGACGTCAGTGACCGCCTTCATGATCTTGCGCTCATAATCTTCATCATCTAGGAATAAACACGACTTTGGCTCAGACTTACTCATTTTACGATCAGGATGTCTTAAGTCCATAATCTTGGATTTTGTATAAATTGGATCTGGACACTTCAATCCAACCCGCGGCAGGATATCTCTTGCGAATTCGATATGAGGACGCTGATCTTCGCCAACGATTACTCTATCGTAACCTGCAATATCTAGAGCCATCATCACTGGATATATGTACATTAGCGCGGTCTTTTCTTTAGCTTTATACTGCGGCATAGCATTCAGTAGGTGGCTAGGTGTTACGGCTAGCAGCTTAGCTAGTAAAGCGACATCTAATCTCTGCTCGACAACTTGACTACCCAACTTAAACATTCTGAGTACGCTCAATGCTCGCTCCTCATATTCAGGTTCTGACAGTGGCGCATGGTGTTTAGCTATCAGGATATCTGCCTTGTATTCTATTGCTGGCTTTATCACGCTAACATAATGCCCTAAATGCAATCTACCTGACGGCCGAAAGCCTACTATAGTATTTTTACTCATATCTTTCTCCGAATTATCAATTTTTAGCTTAATCTTTTAGGATAATCTCTAGAAGAGAATAGGGGCTCTGGATTGTATAGAGCGTTAGCATAATCACGTAAATTGCGCCTTATTTGTAGTTTTTCTGGGTTTGCAACATAGGGATTATACATCTTGTCAATCTGCTGATTTATCTCTTCCAGATGCACAGGGCAAGCATGACCATAGCCATATACATCATCTCTTATAATAGTTTTTCCGCATTTATCACACACTATTGAATTATCCATATATGACTTTGACGGGCATCTATTGATTAATGTTTCCATACTCATCTCTCTTCAGGTATTTACGCACACCGTCGTTTCCTAGACAATAGGGTGTTTCGTGTATAGTTTTTGGTATTTGATATACATAATCTTTACCGAAAACTCTCTGGCAAACTTGAGTCTCAGTTTCTCTTTTTACTTTTAGCGCTTTCTTGTTTTCCTCCTGTCTGGATATTACAAGCCCTATACAGGTGACTGCCACGACAAAAAGCAATATGACAGCTATATCCGCATCGTTATCGTCCTTCATTTTGAACACCTTCCCTTTCGTCTTTCTTAAAATGATAAATGCTACCGTCTGAATATTTTATGATGTAGACTGTAAGAACTTTCTTATCGAGAGTTCTATATGGCATATGAATAACGTCTACAATATACGGACGAGGCGTAGGTGCATGGCTAGTTTCTATTACTATAGATGACTTATCTTTCATTATTCACCTTGCCTTTAACATATTCATACATCTTATTTGGGTTACAGCCTGGAGCGTGGTTTATACAATAGTCTAAAACTTCGTCGAGAGCTTCGATTTTAGCCGCTCTTTCACATTCCTCAACATACCCGATAAGTCTATATATCAAATCCACATCTACTGGTGCAGGTAGAGAGTACTGTAGCTCTTCAGGATACACACCCAGACAGTGAAGAATACTGTGAGCTTTCGGCTTTTCTAAAAGTTTATTAACCCGCTCAACATATCTCTGGTTATCACGCTGTAACTCTACTATCTTATTTATTTTCATTTCTCCTCCTTCTCCAAAAGTTCAGGATTTTCGTGAATATTTCCGACAACTTCCAAAGTGTCAAGGTCAATTCCCATAGTGTCAAGCTCGGAAAAAGTATATAAGAAGTTGTTTTTGATCATTCGTAATCCGAAACTAGCTAAATCACCTGACCGCTCTACTACACCCACATGTTTACCAGTTTTGCTAGTAAAAGAACAGGTATCACCCTGGTAAATCTCTCTGCCATTCTTGTCTTTTAGCCATGGGCATTGCTCGATAATATGCCGCTTGTTGTCTGGGTCTGGTAAAATTCGCGCATACCATAGCTCGGAGTCATTGTGATCGTATCCCTCAATTATAAATATATTGCCCAGACTGTCTATAGTTATGTCTTTCTCGTTAAGATAAGCCTTTTCTAGATTGTCCCAAACGCGGAAGTTAATATCACACATCTCTCAAAACTCCATAATGATTACTTGGTATTTCATTGCCACCAGCTAGAATTAGTAGATGAATAACGTCTTTTAATTCTCGATTGTCGTGAGCGCTGCGAACATATATCGTTGGATTATCGTAATGATGACCGTTTTCCTCGATATGCTGCTCGGCGGCTTTGCCAGTAAAGTACATAACCGCGCCATAATCTTTGCCGGCTTTGTTGTTATCTAGGATCGTCCACACCGGCATATTAGTGGATCGATTATCTTGATTGACCAACTCGTCGCTTAAGGCTTTAATACGCCACAGCAAGGCTTCTTCAGCTGGATTTTCTGCTATAATTTTCATTTAGATTTCCTTTCGTCAACCGTTGGTTGATCGTCTTGTCCAATAATCTTAATGTCGTTGACGTCTACAAACTCAGCTCCACAAGCGGCGGCTACTTGATGATATTTGTCTTCAAAGGCGCTGTCACCAAGTTCTATGGTTTCAAGTACAGCATCGGTAAACTCATCTGGTACAGACACTAGGATTGCTTTTCGGTTTTCAGTGTTGTCGCCCATAATACTCTATAGTATCTGCAAAGCCTGGTTTCGATACGACACTATCCCTCGTGGCAGCCTTTTTGGCTTCATCTTGAGTTTTAGCTTCAACAAATACAGTGCCTTCTTTTACTACTCGAACTCTGACTTCGTAAATCATTGGCATCTTCTTCCTTGTTTGATCAAAACCCTCCTGTAACATTTCTTGAAGGTCGGTTGAGCCGTTATAAAACTGCGTTACGAATTCATAAACACCATCTTGGACCTGAGTGATTTCAACAAAGTTGTCATATGCGTCAAAATCTTCTAATTCAACTTTATAAATACAATTTCCATCAATAACGATATAGCCGTTATCTTCTAGCTCATACTCGTCAATTTCTTCTACATCTTTGTAGTATTGATTACGTTCTTCTCTAGGAATACTTTGCCAGAAATTTTTCAAATTAGCTTGAAGTTCATCAACGTCTTTATATTTTTTACAAAGTGTGAGTTTTCCTTTTCGTCCTACAGTTTCACTCATTGTTAATACCTCCTTATTATTTCATCCACGTTTCGCCATCATCATATGGGTTGACGGCGTTTATAAATTTGCCGCAATTGGGACACATTGAGCCGGCATCAGGATAACTTCCAAGAGGGTACGGCTTTAGTGATGCTTGATATGCTTTCCAGTTTTTACTATCGCCACGGATAAGCAATATTTCGTCATCGCAACAATCACGCTTTACCATCCATTTATTGGTGTCCATATTATCTGTATAGTCAAACACCCAATTGCACCATTCGATTTTAGGAATCATTATTCTATTTCCCTTCCATTTTTAACGAGCTTAAGATATTGTCGAGTTTTTCTACGGAATACTCGATTAGCCATCACGTATGCAGCTTTGCATCCGTCTTCGAACTTACAGCAGAAGCCTCTACTTCCCCATATTTTGTAGCGCTTTGCTGATTTAATTCTAGGCATTGTCGTATTCCTTTACTGCCTTAATGATTTTTTTAATTGCCCAATGTCCAGCTACGATTAAGCCAGTGATAAAAATAGCGTGCGGTACTACTTGTAAAATCCAAACTAAAGTTTCCATTTCGTTTCTCAATCTAACTTATTAAGTTTAATCTCATATCTGCCATCATCAAGGACAATCTCTGCGCGTCTGCCCTCTGACATTTTAAGAACTTCTACAATAACATTGAGAGATAGCTCTAATTTAATTTCTGCTGGCGCTAAGCTCCATAAAACTTCTAGCGGTTCTGGCATATAATTCTCCTTTTAATTTTTACTCAACCGCAGAACTGGGGCAAGGCGACACCAAGTGAGTGTATATCATTGATTAATTACTTTAAGGCTTGATGTCGCCAGTTGATAGCACCAAATGATAGTTGTGTAGAATAGAAAAATAGGCATACAATTTTTTCCCAGTAAACAAAAAAGGTGCGTTGGTGCTACCAGTTGAACAGACGATACACGTTGCACTGCAGGTTGCTTCAATTCCAGCTCACAACGTTTCACAAGTTTTAGATAACACACCGGGTAGGTGTGGAGCCACATAAAGGAGTTGTGCATATCATCTGTCCAGTTCTACGGTTGATTTTAATGTTCTACTGGATACAAATCGTACCCGTTTACTTTCGTTTACTGATACGACCACCTTTTTTGCCAGCACACTTCTTCACGAAGTGAGGACCGTCAATTAGGTCGCAATCGCATTCAATATCTTGCGCAAATCCCTTATAACTTCCGTGGCTTGCAAAAGTAGCTGAGCCGCCCTTTCGTCCGATTTCAGCGTAAAAGTTAGGATTGCTTGCTAGGTTTTTTGCGGCGGCTTTCTTACCACCAATCGTATTGCCGGCCATACTTTACTCCTTTACTCCAAAATAAATCATCCAATCTTCTCGATTTTCTTTGATAGATTTTCGAGAGTCTTCTTCGGTTGCATAGCGTATGGTTTCACCAGAATCGTCATAGTCAGTATCGTATGAGTATAGTTCTTTGTCCTTGTAATTGTAGTAGACTACCCATCCACCTCTAGAATCCTCAAAGTCTGGCTCAAAGGTCGAGGTTTGGCGCAGTCTGACTTCTGCTAGCCTTCGGTCGCGAGCTTCTTCACATTCTTCTTCAGTGCGGTAGACAAGACCCATAGCCATAAGTCTGTTATCCACATCGTCGTCGTTCCAGACTTTCCACTCCACATCTCCATATTCGTTAATGCAGAAGTATTTCTCGGCTATTTTTGGCTTCCAGTGAGCGCTGTCTGTCGGTTCTTCCATTTCCTCGAACCACTCGTCGAAGTTGTCTATATCTTGAATTGTGAATTGAGGGTCTTGTGGTGTGTCTTCACCTGGTACAGCCACAGTTAATTCTCTGGTTCCATCAGACATATTAACGATCTCTTCAAAAATGGTGCCAGCTTTAATTGTAGGTGTGTCTTTAAGAAGCTTGTATTTCATTTCTTTATCTCCTTTCCGTCTTTGAAACATTTTAGATAACCCATTTTGCCGCCAACTGATTCACAACGAGCTTTAACGTCCATGGCTTGTTTTTCTTCATTAGACCTGATAACAGTTAGAAAAATGATTAGTGCAAATCCACCTATAGTTATCATTATCAAAGCTATTTCAAGTATGTTTGGTAAATTATCCTTTATCATTTCTTTACCTTGACTTCTTTAATTTTTGGTCGTTCGCCTTCGATTCGACTGTCTAGTATTTGATTGATTCGATGAATAATAAACTCTCGTTCGTTTAATCCTCTGAGTGCGTCATCCTTCATTTCTAGAAGATCTATAGTACTCATCTCATCTAGCGATTGATAGTCATCTTCATAATAAGGCTTTACTTCTTTTTCCATTTTCTGACCTCCTCTTTAGTTTCTTTAGTCCATCGCCTGTCCCCCTCTACAATTCGCTTCATCCATTCTTCATCTTGTTTAGCGATGTTGTATTCTGAAATTCCAACTAGAATTAGAATCAGAAGTACAAATATTATCCAAATTAGCATGTACATTTATTCTCCTTTTAGCTTTATGTTTACCGTTTATCCTTTATGGGAAGAAAAGTCTGGCTGTTACTAGATTTTTGATTAAGTAGGAGACTTTATGGAGTCTAGTCATTTAACCGCACACTTTACAAATTTCTACGCCAATGGTTCAAACGCAGATCTGGGCACCAGACTATTTAATAATTGTCAGATAGTGTGCTAATCCACTCTTTGACTACCTTCATGTCAGACTCTAAGTCATTTATCCATTGATCGGCAGAAGGTATATCTTCTCTGTTGATTATGAGTGAGTCTACAGTATTACTCATGGCTTTATATAACTTCCATAATGCAAGTACTGCTTTCTTTCTTTGAGTTATCATCTAGACGCTCCTTTTCGCTTATAACGCTTACTACTTTTCTGATATACGACTTCATATGTATATTCAGGGTGGGCTGGTAGCCACACCTTCTCTAGGATCTTACGGCGCCATTTATAGTCATCAGTTTCTACGCCTTTTGCTTCGCGTAAAGTGAATGATCCGTCTAGATTATGTATTCTAAAGTCTACTTTGTGACGATATGGGAATGCTGGATTGCCGTTTTCGTCATAGACCCAACCTTCTATCCTGTATTGAGTGTCATAGTCTTTTATCTGGCCGAGGTTCTTTTCAACTTCTAGCTCGGCGGCTACTTGTGCCTCAAACTTTGAATCGTATATCTTACCATTCATCTCAGTGCGCTTAGCACCGTACTTATTAGTCTTACCAAGTCTGCCTATCTCAGCACCACAATTACGACAAGTAAGTCTTCCTCTGGATATCATGAGATGCTTAGATTTACACTCTGGACAAGTAGCTACAGCCTTAATGCTTTCTAAGTCAAACTTCTTGTGAGTTGCTCTTATGTACATTACTGTTTGCCCTTTTGTTTACGGCGCATACGATTGCGCCAATTGCGAAGACGTTTTATTAGATAGTCTTCACTTTCTAGTCTTTCGTACTCTAGCTTCACTCCAGCTAGTAAACTTTGTTTATCAGCCATTATAGATTCTCCTTATACGCCCCTGTGCGATATGTAGTCCACGCTTTATAGCCTTGAGACTGCCAAACTCGATAAGCAACCCTTACAACTGTTGCAGTGTCGTTTCTATCATCGTGAGGTTGAAAATGCAGACAGCCAACCTGCAATACACCATAGCTACCAACACATACTCCGTGATTCTCAGAGTTGGTAAGATTATGATTAAGCGGGTTACAGCTTCTATTCTCAGCCTTAGCGATAGCTAGCATTAGACTAACATCCCATCCTGAATATTTTGACAGCTCCCGTCGAACCAATTCGCAGCCCGATATCGCAACTGGTTTTGGTTGCGGCACGGTTGGTTCGACTTTCGGATCTGTCTTTGCAGCGCTTTTATCTATCTCGGAAATAGCTGCGGACTTCCGAGTTACTTTTTTAACTGTAATGTTGCTTGACGGACCTTATTATCCACTTCCTCTGTCTTATTGATCTGATATTGAATACCCGCGTAAAATGCTATAGCGGCAGTAATCATGATAATTAACAAGATTGATTTAGCTTTTTCAAGCAATTGCTTCCAGTTGATATTATTCTTTTTTGATTCGTTGATATTTTTTGTATTATTTTTCATTTTATTTCTCCTTTATTATTCGCTTAGCGACTGAGTTAGTGGGTGGCGGCTTTTCTTAAATTTATAGATACTCACGAGACGCACCCACCGACACAGCCGCTAATAGTTTATTGATGCCCTAATTGTTAAAGATCACTTTCTGACATATTTGCTTTGATTGTTCTAGCTAATCTCCGTCACTCCTATAATTCTCGCTATTGAGTCGGATTGAGCTATATCTTTCAATGCAGCCAGTGTAGTTGTTCTGTCTACAAGAGGTCATCAATTTCAGATTGCCAACCTCTTCAAACAGAAAAACCCGCTGGCTCTCTACTTCCAGCGGGTTTTGCTATACAACAAAAATCGTCCTGACAAACATCAGAACGAGATTATTAAGTCATAATGTATTTTTACAATCGTAGGAACTTGGTGAGGTGCGCCTCCCCATAACTACGACTGTCCACCACAACAGTTTTGTCTTGAACCGGCACCTCACCTATTCCTGGATGTGATAATATCATAGTTCCACCCGGTTTGAGTAGTCTCATTAACTTGGAAACTGTGGAAAACTGTGGATTATGGTATGGCGGATCGGCAAAAATAATATCGAACTCCCCTGTTGAACTCGCACTTTCTAACCAATTTATTATCGTTGTTTTTATTACAATAGATTTTTCTTCAACACCCAAGATGCTTATGTTTTCAGCAATTACTCGCTGAGCGACTCGATCTCGCTCCACGAAAACCACCGACTCTGCGCCGCGACTTAATGCCTCTAGTCCAACAGCACCAGACCCCGCAAAAGCATCCAAAACCCGCGCGCCGTGTATCGATTCACCTAGCGAATTGAACATAGCCGAACGTACTCGCTCGCCCATAGGATGTGTCGTTAAGCCGGGCGGAGTTTTTATAAATCGTCCGCCAAATTCGCCAGAGATAATCCTAACTCTCACTTTTTTCTGCCTCAAGTTTCCAAACAGACGCCAGCCAGCCCAACATCACCGACTTTATAATAATCGGCATTAGCTCGTGATTTGTCTGCCAAGCAAGGTCCGTCGTCCAGCCGCTCTTGCTAAAATTGTCATACATTTTCATCGATGCCACGGCGTGAACTTGGTCCAAATAATACTCACGATAGCCGTGATTTTTCACTTGCAATATCTCATCGTTACTCGGAATTGCGTCCTTAAAACGCGGATATGCTACCACGCTAGCTACGCCAGCCTCAAACGCCACGTGTGTCGTCATCATACCTTTGGCGCCCCAGAATTTCCAGTTGTTCTTAATCAATTCAATTCCGTTATCGCCCTTCATGAGATTTTTCTTCAAAATTGAGGTTCGCGTTTCCAACCCTTCACCGCCGCGAAGTTCTGCCATAGCCTGTTCCAGAGGAAAATGATGCGCTGGAGTCAAACCGTCGGTAATCGCGTGCGCCATCCAAGCTGCCTCAAACGCTGCTCGCTCGGAATTATTTGTTCGCAGTGCTCGGGCTAAATTGCCAATATGTCCGTCAATCATCTCCAAAAGTGCAGTGTCATTCGGATCGTCCGGATTTATAAAATGCCACGGCTCGTCCACGGCTGGACTCTTTCGCTTGACGCCATCAGGACCATTCTTGCCCTCAAAATGAAGAATGTTTTTAATATCAGGAAAATCACACCAATCAGGAAGAATTGGTTTTATATTTCTCCTTGCGACTCGATCTATTTTTTGGTGGACGCCAATAAATCGACCAGAGCCATCCCTAATTGTTGTTCCTGCGTACATATTAATTTAAAACAGTTAATCGCTGATAGCGACTGACGGCGTGCGCCAGATGATTATATTGTAGCAAATCTTGCCCCTCTTTGACAAAGCGCTCAGCTTCGACTTGAGCGCGAGCAATTAGTGCCGTATCCGCCAGCGAGGCAATTTTCAAGTTCAAATCCCCGTGTTGCATTTTGCCATAAATCTCACCAGGTCCACGCAATTTCAAATCAACCTCCGCCAAATAAAATCCGTCTTGCGACTTCTCAATCTCCCGAAGTCGTTGACTCGGCTTATCGTGGCCGCTCATCATCAAATGACAAAAGCTCTGATATTTCCCGCGCCCAACTCGCCCGCGCAATTGATGCAATTGACTCAATCCAAAATTGTCCGCATTTTCAATCAACATCACCGTCGCATTCGGCACATTCACACCAACCTCAACCACGGTCGTACTCACCAACATATCCAGCTCGCCGTCCGCAAACTTCTGCATCACTTCAGCTTTTTCTTCAGCAGGAAGCTTTCCGTGCAACAACCCAACTCGACGATGGCTGAAAATAGTCTTGGACAATTTATTATATTCCGCCTCCACCGATTTCTTATCATTGTCTGGATTATTATCAATCAACGGACAAATAACGTAAGCTTGGCGACCTTTGGCTAGCTCATTTTCAATCGATTCGTAAAGCTTCGGAGCTGACGCCGGCGACCAAATCTTAGTCTGAATCGGCTGGCGACCAGAAGGCAACTCGTCCAGAATAGAAATGTCCAATTCTCCGTACAATGTCAGCGCCAGACTGCGCGGAATTGGCGTGGCTGTCATACTTAAAAGATGTGGCATAAAATCAGACTTTTCTAACAAAGCTTGTCGTTGCTTCACACCAAATCGGTGCTGTTCGTCGATCACCGCAAATCCCAATTTATGGTACGCAACCTTTTCCTGAATTAACGCGTGCGTGCCAACCACAACATCAATGTTACCGCTAGCCAAATTGTCCAACAATTGACTGCGCGCCGCGCCTTTCACGTGACCCGTCAGAAGCGCAACAGACACACCAAATGGCGACAATAACTCGTCAAGCGTTTTCGCATGTTGCTGCGCCAAAATCTCCGTCGGCGCCATAATTGCCGTCTGAAAACCAGCCTTCGCCACTTCCGCAGCCACCAAACCCGCAACGACAGTTTTTCCCGAGCCAACATCTCCCTGCAACAACCGATTCATTGGATGATCAGACTCCAAATCTTGCAGAATTTGCCACGCGGCGCGACGCTGGGCATTTGTCAGTGGAAACGGCAATTGATCGACGAAACTCTTCACGACCGACTTATTAAACGGAATTTTCCAGCCTGTTAATCTGGTCTGTTCTTGCTTATTAAATTGTGCCGCCAATATCATCTCGAACAGCTCCTCAAACGCCAGGCGCTCACGACCGCGAGAAATTTCCTCGTGAGTTTTTGGCGCGTGAAGAAATTTAACCGCCTCAGAACGACTAATCAATTTTTGGCGCCGAATAATGTTTTCCGGCAAAGTCTCGGGCAAAAAATCCATAATTGGACGAATATTTTTCATCAAATCTTGCACGGTTTTTGGGCGAATATTTTTAATCGACTTATAAACTGGCTTAATTCCAGAATTATTTTCCGCAGCAGTTTTGGCAATTTCTTTCGCCAGCTCGACGGACGGATTATTGATTTGATAACGATTATATTGCATGCCAAATTGGCCAGAAAAAATAAATTCCACATCGGATTTTAATTGCGTTTCGCGGTACGGCTGATTGAACCAAACCGCCTTAACCTTGCCCGATTTATCCGCCAAAACCGCAGTCGTGATTCTAAGTCCGCGCCGAACAATACGCGTCGAAACCGACTCGCAGCGCGCCTTAACCGTAACTTTTCCCGGCTGAAGATCTGCGATATTAACCGCGGTCGAATAGTCGTCATATGCTCGCGGTAAGAAATTCAGAGCATCAGAAACCGTCGTAAGACCAGCTGCCGCCAGAGCCTGAGCAGTTTTCGGCCCGACGCCTTTAATTTGCTCAAGAGGAGTTGTTAGTTTCATCTACGAAACGGCGTTGATGCCTTCCAGAGCGTAAGCCGTATCTTCCCAACCTCTCACGCCGATTGAATCTACACCCATTTGCTTCACTGGAAAATCATTGCCACCTTCTTCAATTTTGTCGCCAAAGAACAGCGTTTCTTCTTTCGACCAGCCATTCAGTTCAAGCAACCTGCCAATTCCATAAGCCTTATCAATTCCCGGAAGCGTAATGTCAGTACTCGTTGTCCCGCCAATTCGCACCTCAAGCCCAGGCAATCTCTCCGCCACCTTGTCGCGATATATCGGACGGACATCCTTATATTTTTCAGCCCACGCATATTTATCTTCAGGTGTGGCTTGCTGACCCAAAGCCGACATAGTAATTTGGCTATGTCGATCTTCAATTATTTCACCCGCAGGATTCTCACACCAAATGCCCATTTCCTTCGCAACTTCTTCCAACGCCGCAGTTATCTGAGTTTTTTGCTCGTCGGACAAATCGTTCGCATACTGAATTTTCCATTCATCATCGGCGGCGTCAAATCGATAATATCGAGTTCCGCAAGTCGGCATCGCGTGGAACTTCTGAAGCAACTCCGGAGTAACGTTCAGCTTATCAATCACCTGCTTCTTTATCTGTTGAAACGTGCCGCCCGTAATCACGCAAACGTCATAGTTCTCAAGCAATCGACTAAGAATCCCCGCCATGCGGTCGCTAATTGGCGATTTTGTAATTGCTAGCGTATCATCCAAATCAAAACCGATAATTTTCTTCATTATTCATTCTCCCCCATAATTAATACGAACGTGTTTTTACCCTTCTTCAGCAGCGACGTGTCATTGACGACTTTATTTTCGGCAAGTTTTTCGCCGTTAAGGCTAATGGCGCCAGATTTTAACAATCGCTTTGCTTCGCCGTTAGAGCCAACTGCACCGGATTCCACCAACGCTCCAATCACATCAATTCCAGCATCAACGCAAGGAATTTCCTCAGCCAAAGCGCCTAAATCATCGTCCGACAATTTCTTAAAATCGCCACCACCGAACAAAACCTCATTCACGCGCTCCACTGATTCGCGCCGATTAGCGCCATGGACAATATCAGTAACTTCACGCGCCAAAACCTTCTGCGCCGAACGCGCACCAGGATTTACGGCGTGATTTTCAGCAATAGCCTCAATTGTATCGCGATCCAACATCGTAAATATCTTCATATATTCAATCGCGCTCTCATCATCGACATTCAGCCAGAATTGGTAGAATTTATAGACGCTGGTTTTATTTTCATCAAGCCAAACCGCGCCACCTTCAGATTTGCCAAATTTACGACCAGTTGACTTATTGATAAGCAGAGGCGCAGTCATTGCGTAAACTTCAGTGTTTTCTTTTTTACGAATCAGATCCACACCGGATAATAAATTGCCCCATTGATCCGATCCACCAATTTGCAGATTCACGCCATACTGATTAAATAGATGCCAAAAATCATAGCCCTGAAGCAAAGTGTAAGTGAATTCCGCAAAACTCAAACCTTTGCCGTTGTTAATGCGCGCCTTGAAAAATTCGCGGCTCACCAAATCTGCCATATTGAAATTCTTACCGATATCGCGAAGAAACGGCAACAATTCCAGCTCAGCCAGCCAGTCAGCGTTATCAACCAAAGTAAAATCTCGTCCAGCAAAAATCCTCGAAACTTGGGATTTTAAGGCTTGTTTATTATGCTCAATTTCCTCGTACGGAAGCAAGTTTCGCTCTTCCGTGTCGCGCATATCGCCAATCATTCCCGTGCCGCCACCAACGAGCAAAAACACTTTATGTCCGCGCTCCAGAAAATGCCGAACCATCATATAAACTGCTAAATGCCCAACGTGTAAGCTGTCCGCCGAAGGGTCCGTCCCCAAATAGAGCGTGAAATTCTCCGAATCGATAAGTTTGTCGTCAGTAAATGTGGTCTGATTCCAGAATCCACGCCATTGTAATTCTTCTGATAATTTCATATCACTCCTTTTCTATATATTTAGTATAGCAATTTTACAATTGAAGCGAAACATATGCGTGATATAATAGAATTGTGAAGAAAAAGACTACGATAAGCACCGCCGGACA